TCAAATCAGACAAATGGAGCGGGCCCTGCATGTTGGTCCATGCGTTTTTGCGCGGAAAGCTGGTGTTTTCTGAGATAAACGAGCAGTGAGGCTAAAGGCTTGCTCCGCTCAAACACGCTCATTCCCGCTGGTGCCCGCTACTACCTCGTCAAAAAGTCGACACGCCAAAAGCTGCACTGCTGAGTTCTTAACTACCGAGACGCGCCATCATGAATTCGTGGCCGCCGTTGGCGGTATCAGTATTCAACGCGCCGCCGGAAGTTTGGAATGCAAGGACGCGGACGTAATCGTTTAGCCCGAGCTGGTAGTGCGTCGCGACCTGAATGCGCGTTGGCGAGCCGCCCCCGAGCGCGGTGATGTTTGTGTTGGCGATATAGGTTGCCGCGCCGTTCAGCTCAAGGACCGCGGATCTTCCACCTATGGCGTTTGAAGCAAAGTAAACGTTAGCGATGATGGAATAGAGGCCGGGCGTCTTGCACGTCAGCCGATCGGTGTTCGATGAAGTGCTGTGGATCGTGTCGGTATCGTAGCGTTCGGAATCGAACGTCAGGGCGACGAGGGCAGTGTCGGCGATCGATTGGACTGCGCTGTTATAGACGCGCGCGGCGACCGACGGCATTCCGGTGGGAGCGATGATGCCGGTGGTGGGGCTTAGTTCGGGACCGGCGGCGTAAACGTTCGTTCCATCATGAAAAACAATGCGAGCGAAACCGTTCGTGATATCAACACCGGTGGGCGAGCCGCCGGCCGTGGTTTTGATTGTGACCTTGAAGCCGCCCGCCGTCGCGTTCCAAATGATGAACATGCGATTGCGGTAGGTACCAGAATCAATTGGAATCTTGATGGTTCGCGGGGCCGTGAGCGTCGAGGTGAGTTTAAGGGTGAGAGTGCGCGACTCACCTGGCAACGTGGCATCGCCTTCGTCGAGTGTGTAAGTGGCATCGCCGCTCGCGACTGTGGCAAAGCCGGCTAAGGCGGAAGCAATCTTGTCGAGGGCGCGCGCGTAGGAAGTCTCGAGCTCGTCGGAGTAGCGATCGGGCTTATCGAGTCCCAGGTTGTCGGTGAAGATGAGAGCCATGGTTGGTTCCTTTGAAACTATACGAGTTAGACGAGGGCGTCGGCGGGAAAGCCCTGGCCCACAAGATCGGAGTACTGCGTGATGCGGACGCTTAGATCTCCGAGGGCGACGGGGCCGCCAAGGAGTTCCGTCTGAAGGTTGGCAGGAAAGATAGCGCGCGGGCGGCCGGTGCCGGCGATCGCGTCGATAACGTCGTCGCCCTCATCGCAGAAAGTGTACGGGGCAAGGGGTCCTATTTCAGGCGGACGAAGTGAGCTGGTGTAAACGGGGACGCTCCCTTCGTTCACAAAGCTTTCGAAAACGACCAGCTCGCCATTGACGATCTGAAAGCGCGGGCGCATGCGGGCGACGTTGTCGTCGCCCTCTTCCGGATGGTTGGAATTCGAATATTTCTCAACGAGGATTCCGGTCGACGGATCGCGTTCGTAAACGTAAACGAAGGGCGGCGCGAGAGTCATCTGCCACCACTGGGTTGAGTAGTCAGAAGACCATAGAGACATGGTGGCGAGCCCGACAAGCTGATGTTTGAGAGTCGCTTCGAAAAAGCTGCGATAGGGATCGAGCCGGACACTGGAGCGCTGGCGGACGGCATTGATGCCATCGGTTTCAAGTAGTGCGGAGGTGAAGGGGATCGGCACGCCGCCAGGACTCTCGACCCAGGACTCATAAACAACATCGGAGCCGTCGAGAACCTGGAAGAGGTAAAGCTCGCGCACTTCACGCAAACGCCCGGCGCCGCGGTCGCGGCGGTTCCATTCGACAATCGCATCTCCCGCGGCATTGCGCGAACCCGTGACCGAAGTGACCGCATAGTCTTTTTTCGAATAGCCGCGGAAGGTGAAGGGAACAGCGCCATTCGCGAGCGCATCGGTGAGAGCCTGGCCAACTGAGACGGCGATGAAGTTTCGCTCGCGGTTAAGCTCGATGGGCTCCTCGGTGTAGAACTTCACGGCATCATTGAGCAGCAGGACGGTATCGCCTTCCGAGTGTCCGGCAACCGCCGCCGCTTCGGTCCCAAACAGCCCGTGCAGAATATCGGTTAGCACGTAGCTAGCGACATAGGGAGAGCTGGCGGCCTGTGGTGTCACCGTGGCCGCGCGGCAGATTTCCGCGTCGCCGCCGTCACCGATAACAAACTGATTGACCGGACGCGCGAGAATGTCCGCTTCGGTGACTGAGGCGAGCGACTCATCATCGGCGAGCAGGTTGATGGTGATCTCGCTGGTGTGATCAATCGCGAGCGGATCTGTAATGCCGGCGACGTCCGCGTCGAGATGGCCGAGAGTGGCCGGATGTTCAAACGAGAAGAGTCGCTGGTATTCGTCGCTCGCCTGGATTGATTCCTTGAAGAGGTGCGCGCCTTGCCAGTTTCCAAGGCCGCGAGGACACGCGGCGGCAATCCACCGCAGGCGATCGTCTTCTCCGGAATAGAGCGGGAGGTCGCCAACATAGAGAAAGGAATTGGCGGGGAACTTCACTTTGCGTCCCTCGCCTCCAGTTCCGATCTGGCCAATTCCAGTTTGATTGTAGAGCCCGGCATTTTCGGGTACCGCGCCGGCTTTAACGAAGCCGGGCAGTCCCGCCTGTTTCGTGGTGAGCGAGACGTCGATTGTTTTCTGCGGCAGCTGCAGCGTAACGACGTCGGTCGGAATCAGGTCGCGGTGTTTCGGATCGAGGTTGAGCTCGAGCGGATGGTTAACCAGGTGTTGCAGGAAGAGCCAACGCTTGCCGGCGGCGACGATCTCATCCGGGTCGGTGACAACCAGAGGAAGATTGATGGTCTCAGCTTCGATCGAAGGACCGTTCGAATTGAGCGGCACGAACTGAGTGGCAGTGTGGAATTGTTTGGCATCACCCGGGCTTATCCAGGCGACATAAACTCCGCCGGGCAAGTCAGCCGATTCGATGTGCTGAATACGAATGCCGGCGAGAGCTTCGCTTCCTTCATCGTGCGCAAGCAGCTCGTTAAATGGAATGGTGCGGACTGATGCGCCGCCGCGCAGGACCGCTTTGATCTGGCCGTCGGCCGGAACGAGATTGAAGTTGTAGAAGAACTTGAGGGCTTCGAGAGTTTCGCCGAGCGGCGCGAGCTTATCAATGTAGAGACCTTCGACGATGATTCCCGCGAGCGCGGACAATTCAAGATCATCGTCGGTAGCGCCGCGCAGTTTAAATTCGGCGGCGATGATGTCGGCCAGGTCATTGAGGAGCGGCTCGATCTCAGCGGTGATGTTTCCGAGCTGGCCGTTTTGTACCTGGTGATCTTTGGAGGTGAATCCGGCGAGGCCACGATTGGCGGGTGTGTTGGCGGCCCCTTCCGCGGTAACAATGACGGCCGGCGGCTGCTGGTCTTCGGTTCCGAGGAACACCTCAATCTGTGCCTGGCCGGCGACGGCGGTAGTTCCGGAGGCCTGGCCGGCGCCATTCACTCGGAGCGGCTTATTGTAGAAAGCGGCCGGATTGTTCGGGTCGGCCGGATAGGTCCCATCAACGTCGACAATGCCGGTGACGTCGTCATCGTCGGGCAATTCGGCGAACACGAAAATGCGATCGATATCTAACGTCGCGCTGCCGTGGTCATTCGTGATCTTAACGGTGTTAGCACCGGTGGTAAGTGTGACTCCGGTTAGGTCGAAGACGTCGAGCGCGTTGTCACTATCGGGAAGATCGTCGCTGTAGTCAGTGGTGTTGTTAATGCGGACGGTGAAAGGAATGTCGACGTTCGACTGAAAGTAGATGCCGATGTCATAGGTCGAGCTGAAGTTCGCTTTGACGTTCGCAATGATGACGCTGGCGCCGGGCGGGAGACGAACTTTGCGTCCTGACAAAAGGGTACTGTCGGCGACGATAGTGGCGCCGCCGGCGAGAGTGTTTCCGGATTTCTCGGCTTCGTAGTAGGAGCTGAAGCCAACGCTCTGATTGAAGAGAATCGTGTCGCCTTCCTGGATTTTGAGGAAAGAACGGACCGGACCTTCGCAGAAGTAGACGGCGAGTGATTTGTCGTAGGAGAAAGTGTTGGTCGGAGGTTCGGCGCCGCGGCCTTTTTTGCCGCCGGAAGATCCGGGTGTCGACGTCTTATGTTCCTGAGTGGGAGTGCCCCAGAAGATGTTACCGCCAAGCCTTACCCAGTCACCATAAACGCGCGGAATGAACGCGCCCTCTTCAACGATTGTGAAGCGGAGATCATCCTGCTTGCCGCGATCGATGGGCTGCTGTTTCGGAGCTCCCGATTGCAGCAGCGATTCGGCAACGGCCAGGCCGGTCTGTATAGCGAGAAGGATGGCGATTTCGGCCATGGGAGGAAAGTGAGCGGTGAGCAGTTAGGCGAGATTTGGATACGAATAGACGCCGGCAATTGTGGCGTTTTGCAGTACGGCTCCAAACGGTTCAAGCAAGACACGCTCGGAACGCTGAACGCCGTGAACGAGCATTAGTCCGGAGGATCCTTCGACGACGATTCCAAGATGGCGCGCGGCGGTGTCGCGCTTGAACCTGAGATGAACAATGTCAGCTTCCTGAACGGCGACGGGTGAGATTGGAGTTGGAGCGGAGAGCTTTTGAAAGTTCATTTCCAGGCAGCGGACGACGTGTTCCTCGGCAGGTAGCCGGCGATAATCGATGCGCTCCTCGCGAAGGGACACACCGAGTTTCGCAAACGCGGCAACCAGCACGCCGGCGCAGTCGAGTCCGAGCGATTCATCGCGGCCGTGGTGTTTGAAGGGAATGTCGACGAGGGAGAGAGCAGCCGCGGCGATCGCTTCGCGCGTCAGAGCCGGGCATTCCAAAGAAACCCGGTCGCTACCGCTCGCGGTACTGACTTCATTCTGATCCCTGCTCACTGCTTACAGCTCACTTTCTTTTCAGGCTCGGATGATCTGATTGAACTTTTCGAGGTTGGTGATGAAAGGCAGGCCGCGAAAGTTCTTGATGTTGTCGCGAGCGGTGCAGGCGGCCGCGGTGCGGTCGCAGCCTTCGACGGCCGTGAATGTATCACCGACGTCAATCGTGTAGGGGAAGGCTTTCTGCACGATGATCTCGCCGTTGGAATTGTTCCAGGCGCGGACGGTACGCCGGCGGCCGGCGTTGTCACCGGTGAGAAACGTTATGTGTCCGTCGACCATCGTGAACAACACGCCGGCGGGAAGCGCTGAAGCGCGAAACGTATGCTGCGAGGCGCCGGAAGTAACGGTGCCGGCGTGAGTTTGTGAAGTGAGATCGAGTTTGCAGCGCGAGCCGCCGTATACGTCTGCGGGTCCCTTGGTGCCGACGTCGCAGTTTGCGGAAGCGCGACGGCCAACTTTGATTCTGGCGAGTGCTGTGAGCGGGCGCGCCTGCGCTTCGAAAACAATTCCTTCCTCGCTGAAGCCGCCGATCGGGCCGCTGAATTCCACATACTGCCCCATCTTCGGCGCTTTGTAATTGATCAGGTAGACGTCAAGGCGCGCGCCGTCCCAGTCGCCCTCGTCGAGCTGCAGGGGCGTGATGGCATCGTCGTCAAACACGGCGAGAAAGTTGAGGCCGGCGGATTCCTGGCCGGCTTCGGTGTCGACGGCCGTGGACTTAATACCGCCAAGGCTCCGGAAGAGGAGCTCGGGGTGGCCAGGCAGAATGAGGTCGCGCGTGTGCGAGGTGGCGGCGATGGAAAACGGGAACGGATATTCGCGGCCGATGCCGTGGTTCCACAATTCGCGTCGTTCAGACTCGGTCAGCTGGCGTTTCCAGATCCCAAGCGAGTCGAGACGAAAGGGATAATACGCGGGACCATTCTTGGCCACTATCAGATCGGCGGCGAAAACTGCGGCGGGCACGCCCACGCTGTCCCAAGGTCCGGATTGGACGGCTCCGCCATTGACTTGAAGGTAACAAGATTCAGCGGCGACATCGCGCCAGGCGATGACGAGGTTCCACTGGTTTTTCCGGAAGGGAGTCGAGTAGGCAAAGGAACAGCCGGGATCGCCGTTTTCATCATAAACGGTGAAATCGGGGAAACAGGCGCCGGTAGAGATGAAGTCAAACTCCGTTCCCTTTCCGAAAAAGAAATTGCCGTCCTGGGTCGGGAAAACCCAGAAGGCGATGGTCCAGTCGATTTCGCCCAGCTGAATATCGGCGGTCGACGCGCGTGTAAGGTATTGATTCGTGCCGTTGAAGCTAACGGCGTTTCCGAGTTTGCCGGTTACGAAGGTGGCGCTGTTGTGATTGGTGAAGTCATTCCCGCGCTCGGTAGCGTCGGCAAGATCGTCAAACTTCCAGGCGGCGGTTAGATCTCGTTTAAGCGACGAGTTGCTGAGGATTGAATTGGCGGCTGGAGTGAGTTTCCAGCAAATTCCCTGAGTGACCGGGTCGGCGAGAAACGTCCGCAGGTCAGTCGCGCCGTAGGGCGATTCGTAGTTGATGACAGTCAGTGGCACAGTTTTGAGTTTTGAGTTTTGAGTTCTCAGTTTTTGGTTTCAATTCGAAACTTAAAACTTGAAACTCAAAACTGGCGGTGTTACGCCGCCCGGTCCTCAATCATGAGTATCTCGGGAAGGGTGCCGGTCGCGTCCTTGAGGTTGACGAACTTGCCGTCAGTGTCTGCCTGCAGATTGAGAATGATGTCCTGGAGCGGAAGCTTGTCGAGCTCGAAGCGGACCGGAACATAGAAGCGACCGGTCCAGGAAATGACAGCGGCGGCAGCAGGAAAGTGGCCGCTCAGAAAAGTAACGAAGCCGGTGAGGTAATTGATCGTGTAATCGGTGCCTTCAACTTTGAGCGTGGCGCCAACGTAGATCTTCACAGTCCCGGATTCGGGTTTCGTGATTTCGCGGATCCAGCTGTTGCCCGCGTCGGTGTAGGTTTTGGTTAACTGAAACGGTCCAGCCGTCCCGTCGCCGATGGCGAAGGCCATGGCGGTATCATCGTCGCTCTGGTGGCAATCGAGCAGATCGACAACCGGAAACGTGCGCGCGCGGCCGCGGCGGCAGACGTGAAAGGTGCGAAGAGTTCGCAGGTCGGCAAGACCGCGGATTCCGGGCATCGCGTCAAACTGCAGACGTCCATCGTCCCAGTTGGCGATTCGGCGCTCAAGCCCGTTACCGAGCTCAACGATCTTCGTATCAAACTCAAAAAGACCGAGGCAGCGATCGGTGGAGAGCGGGAAGGGGACGTTATCGTAGGCCATTGTAGACGGTGAGCAGTGAGCGGTAAGCAGTGAGCAGAAGCGGCCCCGCGTTGTTTCATGAGGGACAAACGAAAAGAAAGACCCTGTCCGGAGTTCTCCTCCGGCACCATCCGCGCGCGGACCGCCGAATTAGATTACGGCGCGGCGCGAGAGTTATTTGCTGGGAGCGCGGGCATCTTGCCTGCAATGGAGCGCGGAGCGCGAAAAGAACCGGCAGACAGGATGTCTGCGCTCCCAGCCTCAGCGGTCCGAGCCGTTCACTCGAAACGTTTGGAGTGAGCTAGCCGCGCGATCGTTTGGTGGCGTTGGCGACGGCACGAGCCGCGTCGCGAAGGATGGCTTGTTTGTTCGCTTGGAAGTCACGATGGTCTCTCACACCAGGAAGATTCATAGTGACGTTGATGTTTTGAACGCCGACATCAGAAGCCGGCGGTCCTCCGGCGGTAGCGGGAACCCAATCACCAGCGCCAAGGGAAGGAATGCGCGCGGAAATGTTTCCGAGAATCGCACCCGAATTGAATTCGGAGAATTTCGGGAGGATGCCGGTGCGCCTGATAAATCGGCCTAATAGCTGCGCCGTGCGGCGGCCGAACTTTGGGTCGGTTGAAACTACCAGCTCGTCGTGACCGCCTTCGGCAACGTTTATGAGGCGACCGCCGGCGCGCGCAGTGATGTCGCCTCCGGCCGCAAAGCCGTCAGCAGCTCCGCCTCCTAAGCCGGCAATGCCGCCGCCAACATCGCTATCCCCGCCGCTGGCTTTGGAAATGGCTTTGAGTATGGCGGTGACGATTTTCAAGGCGATCATCTTTGCGATGACGCGCTCAATCTCCTTGATGATTTGCAGAGCAAACGATTTGAACGCATCGACGACGGACTTGGTGCCGGCGATTACCTCCCCCATTGAGAGGAGCAGGTTTTCGAAGGCCGCGGTGGTCGAATCGATAAGGGTGTTTTTGATGACCGTGCCCAGATTCTCATAACTCCGCTTCATCACCTCAAGGGCGGCGATCTGATTCTTCAGCGCTTCAATCGTCTGAGGATCCTGCTGGCTTTCAGCCATGGCCTCAGCGCTGCGAAGCGCCTTTTCCAGGTTCGCGATTTGTTGCTCAACCAAAGGTTTGGTGAGCAAGCGCGCGCGATACTCTTCAACGATGTTGCCGGTGTGCTTTGCCTGGATGATGTTGATGTCGGCATCGATGATCGCGTTTTTTTGATGAACGACAGCGAGCAGGTTGGCGACGCGAACACGCTCAGTCTCGGCGTTGACCAGTTTCAAGGCAATCTTCAGTTGTTCCTCGAGGCTCTCGCGTTGTGAGTCGGAGAGCTTGGGGTTCGACAATTCCGCGCGGAGCTTTTCAACAATATTCCGATACTTTTCGACGACGGCAGCTATTGACTGGACGCCCTCAAAGCTGGCCGCGGCCTCGTCCAGTTGCACGAATTCTTTGCGCAGGTCTTCAATGGCTTTCTTCTCTTCGGCGCCGGTCTTTGTGGCGACTTCTCCGCGATCACGAAGCAGCTTGATGTAGCGCTCATTGAGCGCGAGGAGTGCGGCTTGCGCCTTCTGAAGTTCGTTGGTCTTCTTAGCTTCTTTTTCCGGATCGGATCCCTCTCCGTTTTTGATTTGCTCGAGGGAATCGGCGAGCTCTTTTTGCTGGGCAAGTCTTTGGGCGCCGATGTTCTTCAGTTCAGCGTCGATCTGGGCTATCTGGAGTTCCTTGAGCTTCTGGTAGTACGCATCAATCGAGATAGTCCGTTCATCAAGGCCCTTTTGCAGGGCTGTGGTTTCACGGTCGAGCAGGTCCTTGAACACGCCGAAGGCGAAATCAGCTCTCGCTTTATCGAGACCGAGAAGGGAAGCGAGCGTACTGTCAATTTTCGAACCTTTCCCGCCGCCACCTTTGCCGCCGCCGCCAGAGTTGGAGAGGTCGAGTTCCCCATCTCCCCCCGGTCCCGATGGCGCGGAGGTGTTCGCAATTTCGTCAAGAGCGCGGAGATTCGCGCGAATAGAACCATCGCCAACGTTAGACTCAAACCGACCGTCGCCCGATCCGAGCGTTCCGCCGCCGGCGCGGCTGGTGCCGACGCCTGCCTTGCCGCGCAGGGTGTTTATCAGGGCGAGCGCGACGGTCAACGCACGGATGAGGATGTGGACTTGCGAGGCGATGAACCGTATCGCGAAACCAAAAGTCTCAGCGGCGCCGGAACCTTCGCTGGTGAGAATACGAAACAGCCTCAGTAATTCCGGAATCAAAACTTGTCCGAGTGAGTTTGCGAGGCCCGCAACGATGCGCCTCATCTCATTCAGCTTGTCACCGTATTCATCGGCAGCATTCGCACCTTCGCCCGTCCAGAAGACACCAAGCTCCTGAGCCTTCTTTTTCAGCTCTGCGATATTTCCGCCTGTGGCGATGAGGGTGGGAAGTAGTTTCGCGCCGGATTTGCCAAAGGCGTCCTGGGCGGCGATGGCCTGCTGTGTTCCTGGCGGGAGGGCGAGGATGTGTTGGATAACTTTTTCGAGAGCGGCGTCGGTGTCGGCGAGTGCTTCCTGGGGAGTGAGGCCGAATTCTGCCAGCCGCGCGATCGCTTCTTTGCTTCCGCGAGCAGCTTCGCCGATCAGTTTGTTGAACTTGCCGACGCCCAGCGCAAGCTCTTCGATCGAACCGCTGGAATCTTCGGCAGCCGGCGCGAGCGAAGAAAGCAGTTCAACGCTCACACCGGTTTGTTGGCTGAGGTCGTGAAACTTCGAACCGGTTTCGGCGGCGGAACCAGCAAGTTTAAACAGTGCGCCAACAGCGGCCGGAATGGCGACGGCAGCCGCAACTATCGCGGCGATGATTCCGGCAATTGCAACAAGTCCTACCGTCGCGACGGCACCGGCCGCCCCAATTCCCAAAAGACCACTAGCTCCGCCGGCGAGTCCCTTTGCCATGCCCGGCAGATCTTCGACGAGCTCACCAACTTTTGCCTTCACTACAGAAGCGGCGCCGACAACCTTGTCTTTGGCAAGATTGAAGAAGCCGCCGATCGCAGTGCCGGCGCCGGAAAGTTTTGAGCCGAAGGCGGGGAATTTTTCTCCCAGGTTAAGCAGAAACTGAACACCTTCGATGGTGCCTTTTATGTGGCCGAGGACATTGGAAACGTTGGAGAGAAATTGGAAAGCCTTGGCCAGTTTGCCGACCTTCGAGTCGTCGAGTTTGGCGACCGACTCAGCGAGGCGATCGACGGATGCAGCGAGCTTCTCAGTGTTCGCTACGGAACCTGAGTCGGCGACCGAGATTTTCTTATTGCCGGCAGCATTGATTTTCTCGACGGCCTTGGAGTAGGCCTGGACCTGCGGCAGATTGAGAAAGAACGTCTCAATTTGAACGCGAATTTTTTGTTCGAGTGTGCCGCCCATGATAGCTACTTTGTGGGACGAAAGCGGGGGTTTATGCAACGAACTTCAGTTTTCATGAGACGAATTAGCTTCCTGATGCAACGAAGCCCGGCTTTTATGCGCCGGGCTCCGTGGGGGTTTCTAATCTTCCTGGTCTAGCTCCTGATGGGCTTTGCGAGCATCTTCGGCGGAAGCGAGGGCGAGGCCGATGGCGCTGGCCATATGTTTGATCGCTCGCTTTTCCCGGCGAACGAGGCTTCGGCTGATTGACTCGACTTCTCTGAGGGTTAGGCCTCCGACGTGTGGGATTCCGGCGGCGCGGAGGTCACTAACGATTTGATCGAGGCGACGGTGTTTTTCAGTTCCGCGAGGTGCTTTTCTTCCAGACCGAACGCCTTGAGAATTTCGATCTGGTTCTCGCCGAAAAAATCCTTATTCACTCTCCAGATAAGACCGGCAAGTTTGGCGAGCTCGAGGATGTTGAGCGAGCCCACAAACTCGGCGGTCTGTTTGCTGGCGGTCGCGAGGATGGCAATGAAGTCTTCGCCGCCGCGGAGGATCAGTTTCGCGTAGCTGATGGAGCCGGCGTTGCTCAATAGACTGGCGACGTCGACGCCCTTGTCGGCGAGGCGGTCGATGGAAAGCATGATGCTGGCGATCTGATTGATGCAGAGGGGTTCAACGGTGATTGGAGTGTCGCGGATCTGGAGGGGCTCCTCGGTGGATTTTCCGAGTGCAGCAGCGAGCGCCTGGGCTTCTGATTC